CGTCCGGTTGGCGATGGTGACGCCCCCAGCCGTCGGCGTCCCATTGGCTTTTGAGGAAATGGCCAGCTCGGTCTCTGTCGAAGCCTCCCAGCTGCACCCATCGGCCCAGACACGCCGCTTGAGGATGACGCCAAGCCGAATTGCCGCCAGCCCAGTTGGCGTGTCGTAGCGGCGCAAAATCGGCTCATCTGCGCCTAGCACCATACCGTCGAGCAACTCGCTGCGGTAAAGCGCGTCCGCGGCCACCGCCTGATACTCTACATGGACGCGCGTGCCGACGCCTGCTTCGGCGCGCCGGGCGGCCGCTTCAAAGAGCTGCTCGAGGCTACTGATCAGCGCTCGAATCGCTGCCGGCGTCCCGGCCAAATTGACCGTTGCCGTTTCCTCAATGCTCAAATCGCCGCGTTTGGCTGCCGTTGGAAAATAGGTGCAGCCCGTCACGGGGCTGGTTTGGGATAGTTCAATCGTGTTCGTACCATCGGTTACGCGTAAATACATGGTCATTTTCTATTCAGCACCCGCGCCACGCGCCACGCCAATTCCTCGACATCCATGCCGTTATTGATCGTCACTGGCCCAATGTTGATGATGGGCCCGCCTGCCGTCGCCGCGCTCGTCGCCGGCGCGGTTTGCCACGCTGGGATGCGCCGGGCATAGCCGGAATCTGTGACGGGCGGGGTATTATCGCCTCCACTGTCGCCACTGCCGCCTAACCAAGTGGGCAAATGGGGCAAGCTCGGCCAAGTCCAGCTAAACAGCCGATCTAGCCAGGCCGGCATATTGAAATCCGGCCAGACCCAGCGCACCAGTCGCTCGATCCAACTCGGCTGCCCGGGTGGCGTCGGCCAAATCCAGTTGGTCAGGGCCACAATCCACAGCACGGGCGCAATCACGGGGAAGGTCCAGACCAGCAGCTTGGCCACCCATTCGACGGTCGGCAGGCTTGGCCAGACCCACGCCATTAAACTCGTAATCCAGGCGGGTGGAGTGAAGTTGAGCGAAACATCGCCCGCGGCTAATTGCTTAAACCATGTCACTAGGCCAGACACGTAGCTGGTCGCATCGGTTACCCAGCCCTTGAGCGACGTGAACCAAGGACCAATCGCCGCAATCGCCGCCGTTGTGTAGTCACGGATGCCCAAAAAGTTGGTGGACCAGGCCGCGCCCAAGGCGACAATGGCGATCACCACCAAGGTGACCGGCGACATTAGGGCGCCGACCGCGGTCACCAAGGCGCCCAAGGCGACCGTCAAGATCGGCACGCCGGCCGCGAGTGCGGCAATCGTCACAATTGTTGCTTGGGTTTTTGGATCCAAGTTGGCAAACTGCGTAGCTAGGCTCAACAATTTATCGACGAGCGGCGCCCCGGCGTTAGAGGCCGCGAGCAAGGCCGGCCCCAACCCATCACCCAACCGCTGGAGCATCACCTCCATCTTCTCCTTCGCTTGGGCCATAGCGAAGCCGTTGCGGTTGATGCCCTGTGTTTGTGCCTCAAAGGCCGCATCGGTCGCGCCCGCGGCGTTTTTTAGTTGACCTAGCTTGTCGGCATAGGTCTGCGCTTGGCTAGTGGCCAGCAGCGTGGCCAGCCGTTGCCCTTCAGCACTGCTGATGTATTGCTGCAATGGTGCATGGGCTTCAGTGGCAGCCTGCACGATTGCCTTCATTGCCCCCTGATACCCCAATGCCTTTACCATCGCCTCGCCATTTTCGTATCCCAGCTTGTGCATTAGGTCGGTTAAATCTTTAGTGGGAGCATTTAGGGCCTGGAGCGTGCCCTGCATCTGCGTGGCTATTTCGGCAGCGCCGCCAGTGACCCCGGTGGCCGTTGCCATCACCGCGAATAATTCCTCTTGGGAAATCTTTAGATTGTAGGATGCGTTAGCGACTTTGCCGATAGATGCCGCCAACTCAGGGAAAGTCGTTTGACCAAGCTGCACCGTCTTCAAGGCCAAATCGCTCACATGCTGAATGGCGACCGCTGTCGTGTCGCCATAGCCCTTGGTGACCGCCGAGGTTAGATTAATAGCCTCCTTGGTCGTGGCTAGTCCTGCCGCTGCGGCCTTGGCGTTGATCTCCAAATCTTTCATCGTCTCGGCGTTGTCGCCGAACGCGCTTTCAACCTGGTAGAGCCCTTGCGTCATATCGTCGGTGCCCTTGGCAACCTCAATCGCCAAATCCTGCACCCCCGTCTTGAGCTGCTCGACGCGCTGTTGGGTTAGCCCTAAGCTCTGGACATTGGCCATGCCCTCATTTAGTTTCGTTGACGCATCGAGCGCTGCAGCTCCAATCCCGATCAAGGGCGCGGAAATGCCGGCGGTGAGCACGCCGCCCACCTTGGTCATCTCGCCGCCGAAATTATCCAATTTGGCCTTGGCGCTCGCCGTGCCATCATCAAAATCGGCCGAATCTAGGCCGAGCGCCACCATCATTTTACCCAGTAGCATGACTATCCCATCTTAGGCGCAAACGCTGCCCGCAGCTCTTCTAATTTGCGTCGCAATCCCTCGGTGTCAATCTCGTCTGGTGCGACTTCAACGGGACGGTGCCAAGGCAATTGCTGCAGGAACTCAGCCGGTTCATATTCCCCTGCGCCCTCGGCGCGGTGCGCGTTGGCATACATGGCCATCCAAATCGCCCAGCGCACGTCGGCCCGTTCTTCTTCCGGTGGCTCTAGTGCAAAATAAGCCAGCCACTCAGTCAGCTCCGCGGAAGAGACGGAGGAAAGAAACTCACTAACGGTTTTTCCGTGGGCCAGCGCTAAACGGAAGTAGCGCCGTCGCTCTGGCCGCCGTCTAAATTTTCCGTTACCTCGTCCATTTCTTCCTCGGTCATGCCGGCCAGCTTCATCCAGGCGGTAAAACAGCGGTCCAAAGCTGCGCCGCTTTTCTGGCCGAGTCCAATCACATCGGCGTCCGTAAACAACCGTGCGCCGGTATCGTTTACCGCAAATTTGGCCACCGTGCGCGCCCGAATGTTCTTTAAATCAGCCACCACCTTTTTACCCGTGCGTCGGCTGATTTTCTGCTCGAATTCGTCGCGCTCTGCGCCGGTCGGCGCCTTAATCCGCACCGTCCCGCCCCACTCTGGGCAGGCGACATCTTCCGTTGTAATATCCTGCGCGGCAAGAATCGCCTCTCTCGTCAATAATTCCATGTTTAGCCCTCGGAAATCTGTTTAAAAATCAAGGAAAACCCCAGATGAAGCTACGCCACCGTAATCGCGCCGGAAACCTTAACCGTGATGGCTGCGGTGAACGCGTCTTTCATGGGGGCTTTGGGTTTAAAGTTTTTGATAAATCCCGAAAACGTCCAGGTCGTTGGCGTCGCATCGCTGAGCGTAATGCGCCAATTCTTGGTGGTGCGCGCTAGCGCCAGCGCCATCAACCCGATCCCCGTTGTGCCGTGCGTCGCCGCGTCCGGATCGTACAGTACATCAAATTCAACCTCTCCGCCGTCAATTAGGCCCGCGATAAACTCTTTCCACCAGCTAGTATCGCGGCTGGTAAAATCGACCGCATCCGTCTGGATATTCGGCCCGCCCACATCGCGCACCGCCGCGATCGGCGTGTAGGTGCCCGGTGTGGCGGACTCAACAGACATAATGCACGGATACCCGAGTAACTTGTTGGCCATCTCTGCCTCCTATGGCTCTTCTACATATTGCAAAATTGCATCCACGCTGACCCGGCTAAAGCGGCTGGTATCCTCGTAGAAATCATACTGATTGTCGATAAACACGGCGCCAATCCGGGGATCGGCCGTGCCAATCAGCCCATAGAGCGCCTGGCGCAGCACCTTGGCCACCGCCCACATCGCCTTGGCGTCGGCGGCGACCACGTCAAACTGGAACCGTGCCTGGCTTAAGGCCTGGCTGTCTGGTTGCGCGCTGTCGCGGTCTTCAATGGCCACGGTTGAAATGCGCTGATACATCACCGCTGGCAGCTCACCATTTTGCGGCAAGAGTTGCGGATAGAGCCGCTTGTCAATCAGCGTATTTAGTGGCTTGTTGGCCAATAGGTTTGCCGTCAGCGCCTCTTCAATCGTCATAGCCCTAGCGTTACCTTTACCTGGTCACCCATCGCGGTTTGGGCATTGTCCTGATTGCCATCAAAGGCTGGGCGAAGAAATGGCCGGGCGCGCGTGCCCGGATGCTGTGCGCTGCGCCGCAGGGTATTGTCCGCCAGTCTGAGCGCCTTTTTCCTGCGGGGTGCAACCGGGTGGGCAACTGCGCCCTTTTCCACGATCTGGGCATACCAGCGCCGCTTATGCGGCCCAATGTTGACCAGCACCTTGGTGCCGGACCGCTCGGCTGGCTCTTTGAGCATGTCGCCGGCGATTCGCCCCGGCGCCATGCTCTCGGCGGCCGAGCGAATCACCTCGGCGCCAGCCAACACAATCGCCAAGAGTGCTTGGCGCAAGGCGTCCCGCTGGCCATCCAGCGCCCGTTTTACATCGTCAATGCCGTCCACCCGGATCTTAACGTCGGCCATCATTACTCCTGCACCGCACTCGCCACCAGTTGCAGCAGGCGGCTGCGCCCCTCAGGGTCGCCCACACTGTGGATCTTCAGCTCCTGGCCGGCATAACGCACCCGATAGAGGACACTCACGTCAGCCCGATAGCGCAGCCGCACCCGATACAGCGTGACGCTCTGCCGCTGATCAATCGCCGCCAGGAATTGCTCGTCGCCGCGGCTGGGCGCCAGCTTAACCTCGGCCCAGACGGCCGCCAATGGTTCGTAGGTCGTCTGCTCGGCGCCAACTGTGTCACGCGTGACGACTGGCCTAAGAATGGTGATGCGCTGCCGCAATTGCCCGCCCTGCATGGTTAGCCGCCTGCGTTAATCGTGCAGGTGTATTGCGCCTGCCACGACTCCCCAGGAGCCACGTTCTGCGTCAAAAAGACGCTGCGGTCCCAGAGCACGCCGGTGCCGGCGGTCGGCGTGTCAAGCAGCCCATGCTCGACCAGTGCCGCCCCGCCGTCAAAGACCAGCGTGGCCGTGCTCATTAGCTGGGTCGCACTGGGCTTGGTCTGCGTGCCCGTGGCCCGCGTGCTATCTGGGTTTAAAACGGTGGTGCATTCGGCGACCAGGATGGTGTCCGAGGCACTTTCGGCAGCATTGTTTGTCCCCACACCGTGATATTTAAAATTGCTGATCTCTTTGCTGCCGTCATACCAGTCGTTTACAAGCGCCGCCACCCCGGCAGTCGTGACCACCCGATAGGCAACCACACCGTAATCGAGCACAGTGCCGTCAGTGCGCACCACGCGCGTCGCCAGTTGGCTTGTGATCGTCGGGATGCCGGTCGCCCAGGTCAGGAGCCGGGCGAGCTGCACCGCCAGCCAGCCCAGCCAAAACGCCGGGCGCAGCCGATTCCGCAAGTGATACCTCAGCCCCGGCCCGTTGGGCGCCACTCTGCGCAGCGTCACGTGCCCTCTGGGCGCTAAACTCGAAAACATAAGCCTCCTATCTACTCAATACAAAAATCGAACCCGTCATGAGCGTCACCGCGTTGCCGACGTAGTCGGTCAGGACTGCGCGGTGCGTATAACGGGTTGCATACCATTCGCTTGTCTCGCTCGCCAGCACCGTGATGCGCAGCAGGCCAGTGACCCGGTCGGTCACGCTGATGCCACTACTCAGATTTTTGGTCAGGACAACGTTCTCATCCTTGTCGCTGACCGTCCAGATCACGCTTGCGCCCAACAAATCCTGGCCCAGGCCATCGGCCTTAAGCGCCCGGGCGTCGATATGCAGCGCGTCCCCGGCGTACATGTAGAAATTACGCTCCAGCTGGGTGACGATCTCGCTCTCGGTGGGTGCGATCTTCGTGCGATCTAGGGTCGTAAAGGCCAGCGTGCGGAAAATTTTGACATAGGCTTGGCCCACCATCGCCCCGGCCAAATCGAGTAGCCCAGCAAAGCTTTTTAGTGGCTTGCGCAGTAGCGCGCCCGCCGGCGCCACGCTCCCGGCGAGCAGCCGCTGCGCCCGGCGCAGTATGGTCCCGCTAGGAGACACGGCGCCGCTGACCACCTTGGTGTAAGTTGGCGCGAGCACAACCTGATAGAGCGTCGTGTGGGCACTGGCTACGGCCGGCTTGCGGTCCGCGTAATCGCTGGATACCCAGTTGGCGTAGAACTTACCGGTCGAATAGCCAGCAACGGGCGCCCGGTCCTGATACCACAGCTTGAAATTGCCCGACTTTGACCAGTCGCCGCTGTCGTTCGGGCCACCGGTCGGTAACCAGAGCAAAATCTGGTAGCTATGGCGGTTGTCCAGCGCTCGCCCAAAGATCGCCTGCGTGTTTAGGAAATTGGCGCTGTCGTTCTCTAGGCGCAGGGTGATGGCATTGCTGCCCACCTGATACTGGTTGCTGCCACCAATGTCACTGGGCAGCATGGCCGAATACGCCTGAAAGACCTCGTAGCCGGCGTTATAGGTGTGACTATGGTGCACCCGCAGGCCACCACTGTCTAGCGTATGGGTAAACGTCACCGCACCGACCACCGTCGTCTTATCAGCGGGCAGATAAATATCGCCCGCCTGAGTGAGCACCAACTGGCTGCCGTAGGCGCGCCCACCTACACCCATTTGGGTGATGTCAATGCCGTCAATGGCCATCGCAAAGGCCTTGCTTTTAAACGCCTGGTGCAGCGAGCCATAAAAGTCAAAATTGCCCGTTGGGTCGCCGGCGATGCCGATCTTGTACGCCCACTCAAAGGCCGAATTGATCGTCGTGAAATCCGGCCCTAGGTCAGTCAAATTGATGTCAAGCCCGGCGCCGCCGCCGTTGACCACCTTGATCCCCCCTAAATACCAGGCATTGCTGGCCCACGCCCAGCCCGCTAGCACTTTTGTGATCTTGCGAAACTGGTACTTGGCGCGCACTGTGGTCGCGGCCCCGGTGATCGGGACGGTCATTTCCAAATTGTTGGCATCGACCCGGTAAACGGCCACGAAATAGCTGCTGCTCAAATCGTCGGGCGCCAGGGCGTCCAAGCCGCTGTGCGTGAGCGGCCAACACACAAAATTATCGTGGCGCAGGACAGAGCCGGCCCCGCTCGAATAGATCCCGATCTTTGTGCTCGTTTGTAGCACGCTGTCGGCGATGGTGCCGGTCGCAATCAAGGCGCCGCTATAGAGCACCGTGAACTGGTTGCCCTTAACCCCCACCGCCAGCTCCCCGCCCGCACTGTAGGGAATCGTGACCGGGAAAATGGCATAGGTCTGATTGACGCCGCCAATCACCGCCCGTAGGGCGATCTGAGTATTAGACACCCAAAGCAGCGCATAGTTGCTGGCGTCCACATAACGCAGCGCAAACCCCACCAAGCTGCCCGTGGTCTCGATTTCCGAGCGCAGCCAGTAGTCCTGCACCCCGACATCGAGCGTCGCAATCGCCGCGCCCCCGCTGACGGTTGCCGGCGTCGCCTTGTTGCTCGTGATCGTCCAGGTGCCGACCGCTGCGGTCCAGGCCTGGGTGGCCGCGCTCACATCGGCGTCGGCCGCCCCGTCCGCCGTGCCAATGGCGCCGTTCGTGCGATTGAACGAATCAGACGCCAGACAGGCCGGCGCATAGGTGGCCGCGTCCACGTGCACAAAATCAGCAGCGATGGGCGCATTGTAGCTTTCAATGGACGCATACAGCGTGGCCGTCGTGCCCACCCGGCCCACGTAGAGCAGGCGCCAGGCCGCATCCGAGCCGCCCTTGATAAAATACCAGGCGCCACTGGAGCGGAGGGCCACGCAGACCATATACTCGGTCGTATAATCGTAGGCGTAGACCTGTTTACCGCCCGCGGTTGGCGTGACTCCGTCGAGAACATAGAGCGCGTTGGCGGCCGCAAATTTAAAGCCCCAGTATTCGCCCGTGGCTGCGCGCAGACCGAGGGCAAAATTCTTATTGGCGTCGGTGACCGAGATCCGCCAGACCGCACAGCGGCCCAGCGTGCGGCTGATGCTACTGTTCTCGGCAAAGGCGGGATCGCCCCAGCCAGGCGTCGCTTTGCCACCCACAAAGGTCAGTTTGCCGCCCGTGATACTGAGCTTACTCTCAGTGTCCGTCGCCGCGCGCGTGGTGCCCGTGCCATCCACCGCTGAGCCATGCACGGTGCCGGGAGGGCGCTCGATTGTGAAGTCATCCTGCAACAAATACGCCATTTAGTTCACCGTCACGCCTGTGATCACATTGCCACTGTAGGCGCTAAACCCGCCATGATAAATCCCCGTGCCGGCATCGGTAACCGTCTGATTCGTGCCGCGCTGCACGCTGTTGTACTCCAGTTGATAGACATTGCTGCCCAGGAAGTTAATTTTGGGCAGTAGCCCCGCCACATAGGTGGCTGTGGTCGCAATTAAGCTTGTCCACACGCCGCCCACTAGTTTCAGGAACTGGATCCCCGTGCCGCCATCATGGATAGCCAAAAGCCCATTGGTTGGCGTCGTATAGGAATCAAAGCCGTACGCCACGCCGCAATGGGTGTGGGCCACAATCGTCCCGGCGCCGGCCACCGCATTCGGGTTCGCATTGCCCTGCTGCAGGATCAGCAGTTGGTTGAGCGTGAGCGGCTTAAACGACGCGTCGTCAAAATAGAGGCTGCGGCTCGCCGCCGAAGAACGCTTCAAGATGATCGTGGGCGAGGTGAGAGTGGCGCGCTGCGTTATAAAATACTGCGCCCAGGTTGAGCTAAGCGTCTTGACGACGTCACTGCCGCCGCCATTCATCGCCATTGCCGGCGTCGCACTGTCGGCCTTGGCCCAGACGCTCATTTGGTACCAGGCGCCGATCACATTGGTGATGGCCTGGAAGACCAGCGCCGAGTTGTTGGAGCCATCGATGTCGAGCCGACAGGCAAAGCTGCCGCCGTGCAGCACACTGCCCTCGCGGTTGACCGTGCTGGCGCCGGCGATCGATTCGGTCCACGTCCCGGCGTTCGTCGCGCTCGACCACGTTTCAAAATCGCCATTAAGTAGCAGTTCACTGCCCAGGGTCGGATTGTTGACCAGCCCATTGGCGCCAATCGTCCAGGATCCGTTATGTAGCCAGGGTGCTGGCTTGCGAAAGAGCAACTGTTTCAGCGCCGCGCGCATATTACCCCAGTAAGTGCAGCACAATTGTGCCGGTTTTATTGGCGCCACCGCTCGCAATCGTGACGGCCACATCGCCATCCAGGACCATCATCGTCGTGGTGGCGGCTGCCACCCCGCTCGTATTCGTTTCCGCCACACGCGGCGGATAGACGGCGTTGACATTGGCGCCGCTCGCCAGATTCAAAATCGTGCGCGTGAAGCCGGCCAGCGTGTTCGCCTGCTGGATGAGGACAGTCGCCCCGCTCCCTAAATTGGCGCCGGCGATATGCACGGAATAAAGCAACAGCGGATCGGCCGGCTTGCCCAGCGTTGCGCTAAAGGCGCCCGCACCGTCAGTCGTAAAGGGAATCACCAAACTCAGCATTAACGCACCTCATAAAGCGAAAGGAGACTATCCAGCGCCAAGGGAAGGATCATCGTCGAGACCCCAGCCCCGGCCACAACTGCCTCCCGATTCTCGTACAAATGGCCGATCAGGAGCTTGAGCGCGGCACCCAAGGGCGCCGGCAGCGCCGCGGGCGTTGCCCCATAGCCGACCGTATATTCAACCTCGATACTCCAAGGGCGCACATCGCTCGGCCACGTCTGGCCATAGGCTAAGCCCCATTCGCCGGTCGCCTGCACCGTATAGACGGTGGCATCCAGTGTGTGCTGGCTGCCACTGCTGTCCTGATAGCGCACGGCCGCAATCGTCGGACTGGTCAGGAGGGGCGTTTTGGGCAAACGTAGCGGCTCAGGCGGCCACGTTTCTAGCCCTAGGCGCCACGTCTGCGTCATAAGCGCAATCCAGCAGCGCTCCTCGACATACTGCGTGGCCGCCAGCAGCAGGGCGAAGATCAGATCGTCCTCGTCCGTGCCATCAACCCGCAGATGGGCTTTGACGCTGAGTAAATCAAGTGGCTCGCGCGTGGGCGCCGTGACCAAACGCAAGCTGGCGGTCTGTGCGATCATTTTGCTTTCCTGCGGTTTGTCGGGACAGCGGTGCTTGTCTCAGCCAATGTCACCGCCGGATCGGCGGCTGTTGCTGGCGCCTGCACTACAAACGTCGCTTGGCCTAACGCCACCAGCCGCCGCGCCAATGTGTCTTTGACCTCGACCTCAGCCCCGGCCGGGCAATGCTTGCCTGAAATGACCAACGCCACTTTTAACCGGACCTTGCGCATGAGCTTGCCTTCTCCGCATTGATTGCCTGATTAGCTTGATTGCACTGAATCAAACCAATCAGGCAAATCCTCCCAATCCCGCTACTAGGTCGTCAATGCGTCTAACATCGCCGCAAAGCTCTCGGCGTGACGCACCGCCACATCTACGTCTTGCAGCGCTACCACGCGTACTGTGCCAGCCGTGGATCCGGTATATGGATCGACGAGGATGTCAAGGCCACCCCACATGCCGATCAGCAAGTCAGCCCAGTTGCCAAAGAAGATGGCCGAGCACACGCCCGAGCTGCTGCCCTTGGTTAGCGCGCTGCTGACTTGGTTGCTCGTCACCGCGGCGTAGCCGTTGAGCGGATTGGCGCCATCGCTCCAGATCATGTTGTCGTTGGTGCCGCTCACCTTGGGGGTGCTCTTCAACTTGCCGCGCACCTTGGCGTTGGTCACATAGGCCATCCGTCCGAGGTCGGCGTTCGCTGCGGCAACCGCCGTTTCGAGACCCACGATGTTGGCCCAGGTTGGCGCGGCCCCATTCGTGCCGCCGGCGACGCTGTCGATGCCACTAGTGGCCGCTAAACCGGTCGGCTGATTGCTCGACCCCGTGCCATGCAAGCCCGCCAGGTCGATGGCCAGCGCCAACACGGTGGCCAAGTCGGTGCGCACCAGCATCTCGACGTCGATACTTGACTGATTAAGCAAGCGCCGGCTAATATCGGTAAAAGCGCCGACAGTCTTGGGCGACATGGTCACCTGGTCGAACGTCTGCGCGCTCTCGGTGGGCGCAGTGTTCTCCGCTACCCAATAGGCCGTTGCGCCGCCAGACTGGCGGGGAATGGCCACATTGCCGATTAGGCCGGTCAACATCGTCGCTCCCGCCTGGCGCAAGGCCATGCGGTTGCGCAGCAGATCGATAAAGTTTTGGGCCAGCAGGTCGGTCGATACGGTGTAGCCGCCCGCGCTGTTGGTGCCCACGGTCAAGTCCCGGCTTTCGAGCCAGTCGGCCGGCACAAAGAAGGAGCCATTGGGCTCCCGGCCCAGCCGCTGCGCCGTCGCTTGGCTCGCCTCGCGCTCCAGCTCGGCGTCGCGCCAATCATTCGTCATCGCGGCGCGGATGGCACGCACCAAACTATAGCGCTGCACATCGCGCGTAGTCATCCCAATCTGGGCAACATTCGCCGGCACGGGCGTCGGCCGCGCCGCGTCGCGGGCGGGCTGCTGTTCTTGACTCTCCATGCGCGCCAAGCGCTCTTCGCGCTCGATCTCCTGCATGAGCGTATCAGCCTGATTGAGCAACGCATCATATTGCGTGCTCTCTTCTGTGGTCAGGTCGCGCCCTTCGGTCTCTGCCTTATTCAACATGGCTCGCGCGTCGGCGAGCAGTTTAAGGCGTTTTTCTCGCTTATTCATATATCCTCACTATTGTCTACTTGTTATGTCCAACCGGCGACGCCTCAATGCCAAGCGCACCTGCGCCGGCTCAGCGCCGTGGCCGGACAAGCGCGCCTGCACCCAATCCGGCACCTTCGGTAAAGCACCCAACTTCTCATTGCGCACGCCCACCACGGTGGCCGGATAGGCCGGAAAGGTCACCGGACTGACTTCATACAGTTTGACCTTGTAGAGCGTGCGAATAATCTGGCCAGACCCTGAATCTTCGCTCCAGTCATCGACCAAGGTGTCAAACATGAAAGACATTTGGTTGACATCCTGACGCCGGATGCTGACCAGCGCATCGCGCCCGGCCTGCGTGTCCGGTGGATCATTCTCGATGTAGAGCCCGTGCGGGTCTTCCTGGAGGCGCAAGGTTCCATTGGCCTTGCGGCCGAGCGGAAAATCATCGTTGTGATTCCACAGCGAGCGGATGTCATCCCGCTGCAGCGTTTCGGCAAAAGCGCCGGGCGCAATCTGCTCGCGAAACATGCCATACAGGACTACACTCAGCTGATTAAAGACCGCCGCATAGCCCTGAATCATGGGCGCCGCGTCTGCGCTGCCATTGGTCGCCCGTAACTCTGCCTGAAAAACACTGCGCTCCATAAGTCCTCACTATCCTAACCGCCATCACGCGGCGATCACCACGCAATCACAGCCATCATGAATCGGCCCATGCCGCGTATTCCTACGCACCAGCATCTGGCCCTCGGCGCCGCCGTCGATCATCGTGCCGGCCTGAATGAAAAAGCCGCCGATGCCCGCAATCTTCCCGCTCAGCGATTGGCAGAAACTGCAGCTCTCGCCACTGCTCACCCAGCGCAGATAGAGCACCCCGAGCGCGCCGTAGGCCGCCACCGCCAGCGCGTTGCCAAAGCCCACCGCCTCATTCCTGGCCATCTGGCTAGGGCGCGTATCGGTCCAGCCGTCTAGGCGCTCTTCAATCAGTGGCGCCGGGTCCGTCTGTTCCGCTTGGGCGTCGGCGAGCAGCGCCTCCAACTGGCGCCGGCTGGCCGCGGCGTGGGCATTGCCCAAATTGTCCAGGTATTCGCCGATAAACTGGCGCAGCGCCTCGGTCAGTCCCGGATCCACTTTGCCCAACTCGTCAGCGGCCAGCGTCGTAATCTGCGTGCCGTAGCTGGTTAGCAGGGCGTCAAACTGGTCACGCACGACGCTCGGAAATTCCTTGTAGAATTCATGCAGCCACGTCGTGAAATCCTGCGCACTGCGTTTGCGCAAATGCTTATCGACCGCCCGGCGGAGATCTTGCACCTCACGCTTGACCACGCGCTTGGCTATGTCCTCCAGCGCCGGCAGCATGGCCTGCATTAGCTTGGCTTTTTTCTCACGCACCTGGTGAGCGTGTTCGTCCACGCCCTCGCGCAGCTCGGCCCCGCCGGTCACCAATCCCCGACTGCTCGCCGCCTGCGTGCTGCCGGCCGGCGTCATGTTGAGCGGCTGCAGCAGATTGTCACCGCCCGGTAGTGGGTTCAAATTCTCACGCTCACGCGCCTCATTTGGCGCCATCCAGCCCGCATTGATCGCCGCCTGATAGGCTTGGTATCTAGCCAACGTATCGCCGCGCAATAGCCAATCTAGGCTATGTTCAGCATAATACGTCGCCCGCTCGCGCGGTGCCAGCAAATCGCGGGTGATCGCCTGCTCCCAAATGCGCAGCCAGGCGCCCAAGGTGTATTGGACGAACTCGATGCCCTGCTGCTCAATGTTGCTAAAGCTCGCCCGGTCCAGGTCGCCGATCATGTGCGGTGGTACCCGGAAGATGGAGGCAATCTGTGACCGCCCAAATTTCATGGTCTCAATAAACTGCGCATCCTGCGGAGGTATGCCGATTTGTTCAATCCCCATGCCCTCTTCGAGGATGGCCACCTTGTGCGCATTCTCAATGCCCTGATGGCGCGCTTCCCAACTGTTGCGCAGCCGGTCATAGGCCGGCTGGGAAAGCTTGGCTGGATGCTTGAGCACCACGCCCGGGCGCGCCCCGTTGTCGTAGAATTTGGTGCTAAAGGCTTCGGCGCCCTTCACCAATTGCATGGCTTGCGCCATCAGGCGGATCGGGTTGTAGCCCATCACGCCGTCAAAGCCGAGCCCGCGCAGGTGGATGATCTCGTCGAAGCGGTACCAGTTCTCGGCGTTGCGCTCATCTGGCTTGTCGAACATTGGGTCGGGCGCGTAGTAATACCAGAGCCAGCCATCATCCTGGCGGTAAACGGTCACCCGATCCGGGCGCATCGGCCAGATCTCGAGCACTTGCCCGCTGCGACTGCGCACAATCTGAGCGTAGGCATTGCCCCAGCCGGCCAGATGGCCCTGGAGCCACATGCGCAGCTCGACCGAGGTGATCTCCGGGTTCGGCAGGTCGCGCAGCAAGGGAAAGAGCGGGTGGCCGGTGGCCGGCGTCTTACCACGCGCCTGGCGCGCATACAAGATGAGGGGCAGCGACGCCAGCGACTCCGAAAGCACGCGCACGCACGCGTACACTGCCGCCAACTGCATGGCGTTGTTCGGCGTCACCGGCGCCGCCGCGCCCCCGACCCCGCGCAGCGAAGCCAGCAAGCCGTCTGAAAAGACCACGGCCCGCTGCTCACCCTTCTCATTGCCCAGCAAGCGACTCAAAATACCCATCGTCACCCGAATTTAGTGGGCGTGATAGGAATCGAACCCATCACCGCCATCAGCGTTGCGCATTGCGCCCCTAGCCTGACTTCTGAGGCAGACCCAGCCGCCCTTGATCAACTGGGGAAGTTCCCCAGTTGCCGGAAATAAAAAGACGCCAGATAGACAAAAGATGTCTATCTGCCGTCGTGCGCTCTAGTTGTTTGGTTTGGAGAGGGGTTTATCCCGATTCCCCCCTCTCCCCTACCTGCTTTGGGCCGAAGCCCGGCGACGATCTCCTACGCAGCTTTGG